GTTTCCCAGTCACGATCACCGGCGCTTGTTGAATTTGCGCATTTGAATCATATGAGCCCAAAATTGCTTGCGTTATTTCATCAGATAATTGGAAAGTGCCAGCAATTTCTGGCGGAATAGGCGTTCTCGAAATAGTTTGAGGGGCCGGTAACGTGCTCTCCGGGTTTTGTGAGTCATGAAAATAGTTGTATAAAATCACATCAGATTTTTGATAATTTCGATAAGCTTCCTGATAATCACTTGGGATGCTTTCAATTGCCGCCATTAATTTACTTTGCAATGTATTTTCAAGCTCATTGGCTAAAGACTGACCGGCAAAGTTTTTCAATCGCTGAATACCTTCAGCATGGTAAACGTAAGGCCGCGTCATTTGGCCGCTTGTTTGACCCTCGGTTAAATTAACACTATTTCCATCGATAAACACTAATGGCAAAAATTTAAAGTTTGTTGGTTTTTTGTCCAATATTTTATTTTCACAAAAGCGATAACGCATAATTTTAGTTAGGAAGGTTTGACGCTCCATTATCACTTCTGGTGGCTGGCATAATCTATTTGGATTACTATCGTCATTCCATTTTTCCAAAAATTCTTCATATTCTTTTTTGGTAACAACATGCCCATTGGTAAGCTTTACAATCACTTCTTTTTGACGCTGCTTTTCAAAATATTCACATACCAGCACGATATCTTCTTTTTCATTCTTATATGACCAGCCAAACCCCGATAATTCTCGCGTGAACTTTAAGTTTTTAGCAGCTTCTTGACCAAATTGATTGATGAAATCTTGCTTTGTCATTGGATATAGTTGAAAACAATAACGCCCATCGCCTTTGTGACTATCCCGCGCCAAAGGGTCAAAACCGCATAAAGTTGGGTCAAACACACGGTAAGGAACAATGTTTTGCTCCATGCTCATCTCGTTGACATATTCCGTTCGAACACCAATGACGCTAAAGCCGCCCGCAAGCAAATCACTATAGACATCATATTCAAGATTATCGGTGGTACCATCAAAAAACATTGCACGGAGATGCCCCTCAATCACCGTAATGGTTTGCGTAAACTGAGGAGTAAATGAAGAAAGAGGAATACCATCGGCGGCACGCACTTCTAAAGAAGGCTGTTGTTGGGCAAACTCTCCACGCAAACGAGAAATATATGCCTCTAAAATATTAAATTCGATAGTAGGCTTACCCGTATCGCGCAACGCCGTTTTTTCCTGCTCATTCATAGAGGTTTTGAAAACAAACCTTTTAAAATGATGGTAACGCTTAACGTTTTCCTCAAAATATTGCTGCCAGTCTTCTACATTTTTTTTGAAATCTACTAATTTATCGGGTTTTGAATTAATAGCCTGCATTCCTAGCATTACCTACATTTATGCGTCTTTGCAACGAATCATTAAAAGAAGCAAGCATCTTACTTCTGTCCGGGCGGTCCTGTTCAATACTATATAATAACTTGTCAATTAATCCAATCTTCACACCATCGTACAACGTATCACAAATATCGTCATGACGATGGGTGTTATTGGCTGTGATTTTCTTCATGTGCTCTTTGCACATTTGAACATGTTGTGCGCCTTTTGTAAATGTTACGCATTTTTGGGAAATATAGGGCTGCATTTCAATGTAACGCTGAGTTTTGCTGCCAGAAGCTTTGGTGCGCTGGATATCTCGAATGTGAATACCTTGAATTTCTTTCAAGATACTGCTTAAGGTTACACCTGTAGATTTTTTTTCAATCGCAACAACGGATGGCGGTAATTCAAACCGCATGCATTCTGCCCAAAAATCTATCACTTTTTCTTGTAAATCTTTAGGCTCTACCCGAATTTCAACGCAATCTAACCAGTGAAGCCCAAGTTGACCCGTTTTTCGACCAAAGCTTTCGATTTCGTAAATGCCAAAAAAGCTCATTGCGGTTGCGTCATTGTAATCTTTGTTGGTTTCAGCAGAATCAATAGTGATGAATGTCATTTTAATATCTGGGCATTCATCTAGCTCTAAGAACCAATCAGGTTTGAATAAACCACCCCCTGCAGGCAACGGGTCTTGTTGAAACTGCCCTGCAAATACATAAGGTGATTTTTCTTGAAGCTGATGCAACATTTCTTTTGGGGTGATTTCTGGATATAACGCATTGTCAGCTTCATCGAGCGCTTTTAATATTAATGGATTCCATACTGTAGTATCGCGGCCGCTGAGCAAAAATGCAGCTAAATCATCCTCGTGCAATCTTTGACCAATGAACAAAATTGGCACATTGATACCGCGAACTCTCTGCCTGATAGTTTCTTCATAGTTTTTAATAGTAGATTCACGAATTACGTCGCTATGCGCTTCATCTGGTTTAATAGGGTCATCGATAATGACAGCGCCAGAAAAACGATTTAATCCAGGAAGCCCACCATCTTGCCCAGTAATTGCGCCGCCAGAGCCAAATGCTTTTACAGAGCCTCCAATTGTAGTTTGGAATGAATCTTTAGCCCGTGAATCTGTTTTCAAAAACACATCAAACAAATACCCATACATTCGTGATGACACAATGCTTTTAATAAAAGCAGTATGTTTGGCAGCTAGTTCTTGAGAATAGGAAATGTATAAAAATTGGCTATCAGGATGTTGCGCCCAAGTCCATGCAATAAACATACTTACCAGTGTGCTTTTGCCATATCCTGGTGGAATATTAATCAATAATCGATGATTGGGAATTTCTAAACGCGCTAACTTCGTTAATTCGCGACAAACAGTTATATGGGGCGATTCACGTGAAACTGGATTAGAAACAATAAAATCACGCCGAGTAATGTATTTAAAAAAGAAACGTGTGAACTCTAAAAGTGAGCCTTTTAGTATTGCTGCCTGTTCTTCTTTTGAATGGTCGATTTGCATTTAGTGAATATAACATAAGGAATGGCCAGGACTGAAGGATTTGAACCTTTTTAATAATCCCCACAATCATGTCGACTCATATAATAAACGGTATCAAGAAGTCTATCATTAACTTTTTCCATAAGGCGAAAATATTTTGCGGCCGCTTCATCATAGTTGTGTTGCCATTCTTTCACTTCCGTTTTTAACTTTTCTATTTCTTCAAAAGGTTTTACGGTGACATCACGCATATAAGATATGAGTTCTTTTTGAAGTATTTCGATATCTTCTTTCGAAAATCTATCGTCTTCAGCATTACATTTGATATTTTCCAAATGCTCCCATAATTCGTCTATTAGGTTCATTTTTAGCCCTCTTCATATTGATTTTCTCTAAAGTTTTTACGCGTTCATTCACTTCTGAAAGCTGCGCAAATATATTTTCTATCATTTCATTTTGTGACTTAGTTGAATTCCGAAAGTATAACATTAATTTTTTTAACATTCCCTCATCCTTTTATTTCGGGGGCTTAATCATTTCATTTACTGCTTTTTTTTCATGAAAAACTTGAGCTTTTTCAATGGATGCCTTAAACACATGGTAATTTTCAAAACCTTCTGTATAAGCATAAATATGCAAAACAAGGGTATAAGGAATTTCATAATTTCTTTTAGCTAATGCCTGCTGTAAACGGCGCGCCTTTTTTTTGAATGTTTTTTCTGTTTCTTCTAAATCTTTTATCATTTTTGGTCCTTATTTGAGTTAGGAGTCATAATTCTCGCGCTTCAATTTTTTTCATTGTCTTTAAAATATATTCGAGAGCCCCTATTTGGGCGCGAGCAATAGTAATAGTAATATTAGAAGAGGATCGCGCCTTTCCTTTTTTTTCCATCTCCTGCGCGAGTGTTATCGCATTTTTAATTTCAACGCGAAGTTTTTCAATGGTTTGTTTTTGGTGCTCAATAGTTTCATATAATTCTAAATGCGCTTCCAAATCAGGTTCTAAACTATAAGTCTTTTTAAAAATATCAGGGTTGCAAGGATATATTTCTCCCTCAACTCCTCGGATAATATAATCACCAAAGCTAATGGCAAGATTGCCCTCTAATGTTTCAATAGTGGCAGGATGTGTAAATTTATCAGAGCCGAATATCTGCTTAAGCTCGCTAATCGGTTGACCCACGTATTCTAACGCCTCCACGACAACAGGTCTTTTCCGGTATTTAATGAGCTTCAGCTTTCTTCTGGCCATATTTTTTTCAAACTCATGGTTTGTGTAAGCCACTTCTGGCACATCTTCCATTAATATTCTTTTCTGTGTTTACTCTCTAATTCTTCACGCAATTTAATTACCTGCTCTTTTAGTTCTTCGTTTTCTTTTTGCGTATTTTCAAGCTGTATTTTATCGCCAAACAAGCGCGGAACCAGTCTGGCTGAGTACCATTTTTTAGTGTTAACTAATAATTCTTGGGCTCGCGTAAAGCCGGGGTCAACTTTTTCAACACCATTTTGGTCTGTATAAAAGCGCAGTTCGCGTGCATCTTCAATGGTTTCCTCGCCTAAAAGCTGCGCCGCAAAACGTGCCGCTTCTATGTACATGTCGGCAAATTCCGGATGTTTCCATCTCCATTCAATCACGGTAGAGCGATGTGGCATATCATTATATGACTCACACACATATTTAAGGCCTCGAGGATTGGTGGCAACCAAATCACAAATGCGCTTGGCTATTTCAGAATTATATTCCGTGGGACGCCCAACTGGATTTTTCTTAGTCATGCTTTTCTGCGTCATCAACAACCACCTTTTGGTCCTTTTTGCTGGTAGATTTTCTCTTTTTAACTATCTTTTTCGTTTCTGAGGGACGCGGAACAATTTGACCCTCTCCATTGCACAAGGGACAAACAATTTCAGGCCCTCCGCAATCTTGGAGTGAATAACCCGCTCCTACAGTATAAACTTTTTTTCGGCCTTTGCAGCGCCAGCATTTGATTAGTTCTGAGTGCATATTTTGTTCCATTCTAAGTTAATACCTTCATTTTATGGAATTTAAATCATGTGAGCAACTTTCTATAACTTTTACAGCCTCAAATATATAGCTTTTTATCATATCCAAGGCGTGCACGGCGCACTCGTGTGACTCATTCATATAAGGAGGGGTTCCCACATAACTCAAATAGCGATTACATATCTCCAATACTTGCATACATTCAGCTAAAATACTTGTGCTAGGGAGGGGGTCGAGTAAATTATTTTTCATTACCTTCTCCTTTGAATGAGCGCGCTATGGTTTTTATGCGGTTTCTTTCTACTGTCAAAATCAGAGACTCTTCATTAATCTTTCTAATTTCATAGAAAGTCTGACAATGATAAGCCAAGCATGCGGCTCCGCGTTCTGGACAATTTATTCGTGTTTCGCTTATACGGATTACTTCATATACCCCATCAAATCGATCGCCACGGTATTCCACAAAATCCCCCATCCGAATAGTATCAAAATCAGTTAAAACCTTTATCTTCTCTTCTGTTTTTTTAATATTTTTAACGTCGCTCTCCAGCAGCTCTACTTGCACCTCAAATCGAGCACATTTACCTATCAAATCACAAATTTCGTTGCTGTAAACTTCGCCATTTGTTTTTAGAGCCGTAATTTCTTTCTCGCACCCACGATAGCGCAAATAAACAGTTCCAATAACAAAAGCCAAGGTTGAGATTATTAAAAATAGTATGAAATATAGATTTGTCATCATCTTCCTTTCCTCAGCTATCAAAACTAATCAATAATCGCAAAGAGCGTGCTTGCGCAATATCTTCAAGAAGAGGAATAATTAAGCCGGGCCAATTGTAAGTTGCTTCTCGAACCGAAGAAAGCCATTTATCTCTGATATAAATTGAGTCAAATGATTTTTTAAGCTGCGTTTCAATCCATGCTCGTAATACTTCAAAATTACCCGAGAAAATAAATGGTTCAATTTCATTTATTTCTAAAATTCGAACATGCGGCCCAAATGCATCATGGCAATATAAGCGAGGCCTCTCAGATTCATCCTCCTTCCATTTTATCCAATATTCATAGGGAATAACCGCTTTCTCGTAGCGGCGCACTCTATCCCACGGAAAGTTTTTCAATTCTTCGAGGGTAATCCAGCTAAAGTTATGTTCGCCACAAAAAACATCATATTCAGTTCCTTTGTTGCTTGTATAATGCTCTAATTCATACCATTTATCTTCAGTTTCAGGAAATGAAATATCTTCAGGAATTCCCCGCGGAGAAATTGGGGTCGGCCATGGGTCACTTATTTCTGACGAACCAAAACCTCTTCCATTTCTTACATCGGCGAGAACAGCAAATAAATGATAATAACGCCCGTTAAAACAAGAAGGCATCGCAATAAAATTATCAAAAGAAAAAACTTTCAATTCTTCTTGGGTATCATAGTGGGCGTCAAACTCATCCCCACACGAAGATATATAAGGTATTCTTTCCCATTTATCATTTTCTTTAACTTCTATTCTAATGTGTATATCAGTTCCCATTTTTTCTCCAATCTTCTTCGGTTTGTTTTTGAACATTCGTAATTAATTTTTTTAACACATTTAACGCTGACACATGAAGTGTCAATAATGCGAAGCCCCAATTATAAAAATTTTGTTCTGCCATTACCTCACCTTCAAACAACACCAAATCTTCTAAAAACTCTTCCAGCTTTTTCACCAAATAAGGCTCAATAACCTCTGCGCCAATTTCTGATAATTTTTCTATTTCTTCTTTATTCATTTTTAACCCTTAAACTTCGTGAAAATCCATAATATCAGAATTTAGATATAAATTAGTCATTATTTCAAGCCCTATCATAATTTTGTCCAAATCGAATACTATCTCCATCAAGTCCATTAACATTTCCTCCTCATAAAAAAATCAACAATCTTCAAAAAACCAATTCCACCAATCACAATAACACTCCAAATCCCAATCTGCGAAAATACCAAAATCGCATTGTTCATTTTTAATCCTTTGTTTATACATTTTTTCTCCTTCTATCTTCATGCGAAATTACGATTAAATTGCTTAACTTTACTACTTTCTATATTTTTCTTTTTTTTCCAAAATTCCGACACGTTCTTGTAATTTTTTGACCTGGTCAGCCATTTTTTGTAATTGGTCAGCTAAAAATTTAGATGATTTAAAATTACTGTAAACCATTCCAATCATGCCCCCAATTATTATGATATCAATATGGCTCATATTTCTCCCCTTATATAACAAACATTATTGTGTAAAAAAACGCCAACACCAAAAACCCTACAAAAATATTATGGATGTTCATGCTGAATCTCTTCTAAATCTTTTTGCAATTGAGCTAGCAATAGTTTTATTTCGTCAAACTGCTCTTGAATATATTGCGATAAACAATTAATTTTTATGCTTACGCTCTGGTCTTGGATGGCGTTAATGTTGCCAAGCGCGTCATATCCTTGCAAGCTATCTGCTAAATTTTTCATTTGAAATACTCCTCAAAATATTGATCAATCTCCAAATGCGCATGAAAGTCAGCTAACAATTGTTTAAAGTACTCCATTCTTTGCTCGTGTTCTTTCTCTTTTCCAATATCATATATATCATGCTCTTGTCCGTTTAAATAAAGAAATTCCTCTAAAATATCTCGCATTAAAAACCGAGCATCTCTTAATTTTACTTTTTCTTTAACAGTTTCAAGATAATTTTTTGGAGTAGTCATAAAATATCTTCCTTATTTACCGTTACCAAACAATCTTTTTCTTTAGCTCGTGAAAATTGACTACTATCCAATTCATCTTGTATAAAATAAGAGCAATCACAATAATACTCACAATCACGAAAGCATTCGGTGTTTTCACTAATATAATCTTTTCTATCGGGTACCCCATCAAAACTAATCATTTCTTTCTCCTTAGCTTTTATAAGAAAGTTGACGACGACTTTTATTAGCAGTCGATAAGCGCCAATTAAGAGGGTCAGCATAATTTGCCTTAATAGCTAACGGTTCAAATTTTAAGATGATTCGGGTGTGATAAACAAATGACAAATCTTTGACCTTGAGCACAACGACATTATTAATGGATAAATCTTTGGTAATATCATTAATGATTAAACGCGCCTCGTTTCCATTTACTGTACAATTAAAATATTTTTTTCCGCGACGTTTAAGAATGAAAGTTTTAAAACAAATTGGTGTTGATGAATTCATAATTTCTCTCCTGTGTCATAAAAACTGTGTATATAAATTCTGTGTACCACTTTTCAAGAAGAATAAAAAAGATATCTCTTAAAGTCAAATAATATTTTACTAATTTAAAAAAATTTGTTACTAATAAAAAATCTTAACGGACTAACTGTTCATTGCGCTTACTGTCCAAAATTTACGCACTTTTGAAATTTTGAAGATTTAATCCAATATATACTACAGGAGTAGAAAGTATGGCTTTTGGCTTAAATTTGAAGATTTTTGAAGATAAGGGTTCAGCAATAGGGTTCAACGAAAACGGGAATCTAGGGAAATTTTCTAATGAACCCTATTTGCAATCGATGAGATTCGATAAAAATACTCACGATATACATGAAAATATAACACAAACTACCGGTAATGAAAAGAAAGTCTTAATGTATCTTATACGAATAGTAAACCAAAACAACTCTAATATAACTGGTCAAATTATAGGCAAAAACATGGATTTTCACCTAAATATGAGCAGAAATAGCCGTGAAACAGCATTAAAACGCCTTAAAAAGAAGAACCTCGTGATCGTGACTGGGAAAC